TCATTATTTATCATCCTCTCCTTTTTTATTTTTATTCAAAACTAACTCACTGTCACTTGTTCCTTGTGTCGTTGGGTCATTTACTACGCCCAGAACTCCTAGTAATAGGAATACTGAATTAACAAAATCCAATGCTTGCTTGTTGATTGTATCGACAGGTATCGTCACTCCAAACCATCCTAGCAACTGCTGCGCTAAAACTAAAATTAGCGGGATAACTGACACCCAGAACACTTTTGATTTCATTCTTACTTTCCAGTTGATTTTCATTATTCTTCCTCCTTCTTATCTTTTTTTTCTGCTATATATTTCCAGATAGCTTTATCCTCACGTTTGAGTAACGCAATCTCTTTATCATGATTGTTTTGCTTTTCTCGTAAACTCATACGATCTTTCTTACTTTCTGACATCTCTTCACGTAAGCTATTTAAAGTTATGTCCAACGAATCAATCATGTTTCGCAAAGGAGCTATTAATGCCCACCGGATAACAAATCCCACAATCCCTGCTATAAGAGTGACTAAAGCTATCAACTCGCCTACACTCATTCCTGCTATCGAAATACTCCCAAGTACCAATTTTCATCATCTCCTCATTGTCACTCCATAAAAAATAAGCCTTGCTCGGCTTTAATCTAAAACATAAAATAATTGATTTAACGCAAAATAAGTAACGCTAGTGTCGACGGGCATAAAACTCATTGCATTGGCGGAAGACGCATGTACTCGACCACCAGTCGATTTGCTCGTTGGCGCGTAAGCCATCGCCGTTCTTGTTGTCTGTATCTCAAGAGGCACAGAAGCAAAAGCGTTAGCTGATGCCCATGCGGTTGATTTTTGAACTTGACCACGGAAAAACACAATTCTAATTCCAAAAATGCATAAAATCATATATTGAGGTGTATTAAATTCGGCTGTAGAATATCCTGCGTTAAGCGGTAAATCTTTCCAACTTGTGTTATAAAACGAATCTGCATCAATAGAAAGCTTAATATTCCCATTCTCATTAAACTGCAGAGATTTACTAGTTAAAATAGAATTCCCTAGGCTGCTTTCCCCGGCAACATCGATTAGTTTCTGCGCTACTTTGTATCCACCTAGTGTGCTGATGATACTTTCTAATACTGCCGATCCAATACCTGTAGGCAAATACGAAGTTGAATTGAACCCATCATCATTCATTTTAACAATTCCAGTGTAAAGATTATCGTCGCTATCTTTGTAATTTATGTTATGAATAAATTCTGCACCAGTAATGCTACCACTTTTCACATCGCCAAGCTCGGCAGTGATAGCTGAAAGTTTACCCACACGCAATGCGTTGTAATCCAAAGGTAATTCTACCCAACTATTCCCGTTCCAAGTAAAAACACCAACAATTGTTTTAGTGTTTTCGTCTATTTTAAACCATGTGTCACCTTCGACTGGAGCGCTTGGTTGAGTTTTATCAAAAACCGGTTTATGATTACTAACTGATTCAATCAATGCATTGTTCGCAACGGTAATCGCCTCTTCTATTTTTTCGTTAATTTCTGGATCTGCTTCCTTAATATCTAATGTTTGACTCACCCATTTTTCTCCATCCCACCTTCTCAAAACATTTGGTGTCACACTACTATCCATCCACAGTAAATCGGTGGTCGGGTTTAACGGTGCTTCACCAGCTACTATTGCATCGTTAATATCTGTTAATGTTATTTCCGCTGCTGCTCTAATTGTCATTATCCAACATCCTTTCTTCTGGCATAGCATAAATACGATTGTATCGTTTGCCCGCCTCTCCTTGCCCTAAATTTAGCTGCATCATTCGCTTGCCATTTGCATCAAGAAATGGATACGCTCCTTCGCATTCGTTAGTTGAACCTTGTGCAGGATAATATTTTTTTTGAAAAATATGATGATAAACTAAACTATTATTAATCATATCCCAACACCAAACTTGATTTTTATCAGTGCCTGTAAAACTCCCTCCTGCTGACAAATACGCATATGGAAACATTACATGCATTCCTTGCAGCGTATACAAAGTAGTTGTAAATCCACAATCTCTTGTCCTGAATGTATATAAAGGAGCTATTCTGCCGGCAAATAAATCAGACTTTTTAAAAACATTAATACTTAAATTGGAAACGCCTGGACTCATAACTACATAGTCGCTTGTTTTGTCGTATGTCACTCGGAAACCGTCAGGCGCTTCAAGTTTAAATACCATCGACTCATCGTAAAACTGTTCTTTCAAAGGGACATATTTAAACATTGCTATCGCCTTCTCTGCCAGGGGCAATGGTGTTACATAATAAGACCAGATGTGCGCCTCACCAGACGAAGTGTCCACGCCAAACATAGTCCCATGTCCTCCGCCGAGAACCCACATCATATCGACGAAAGTACCATCAAGCGTAGTTCTATAAATATTGTATGATTGTTGTCCACCGACTTTACTTTTTTTACTTCCGTAATATTCTTGCGACCAATAAATGTAACCATTTTCCACGTCTATTTGCGCACATTGCATAACCGATAAATTTACTTCTATCCCAGCAGGGAATTCGCGTGGAAGTTCAGCATACATATAACTTTCTTCTTCATTAATCATTAATATACTAGCTTCACTTCCTTGATTAACCGAACATCTGATAGTGGCATTGATAAAAACGTCTTCTCCAGAGATATTAACAACATTACCTACGCCTATCTGTGCGTCTTCCCAGACTAAGTCGTGTGTACCATCATTATTTATTTTCTCCCAAATAAAATCACCACGCTCAATACTATTCGTTATGTTTGTTTTTCCATCATAAACTCTTGCAATAAGTTGTGTAGTGCCAGCATTGTTTTTAAAAGTAGAACCACTAGTGCTAAATAATTCTACTTTCCACGTCTTCGTTTCTTCTATTTGTTTTTTAGCTTCTTCAATTTGTGCTTGAAGTTCCCAAATAGCCAGCGGTGTGACGTTTTCCAATTCAATATAATCACCAAGTACAACCTTGTTTTTAGACGGATCACTAAAAGAAGTTGTCTTTTCTATGATTCTTGCAGATAAAGTTATATCCATGTCCAAGTCGACTACTCTCACTGTGTCTCCAAGTGTGACTTGGTGTGGTTCATAGCCTAACATCTCTGCTAGTAATATCACGTCTACCTCGTACGTAGATAAAGGATGATTAACTTTTTCAAGCTCTAGTATCGCCCAATCTTTTAAAGCTTGCGCATTTGTTATTGTATCTTTTGTTATGACCCCTTTTAAATATTCTCTACCATCGTTATACAGCCAGTTCGCTTCATCATCATAAATGTAATTTAAACCATTATTAACTGATTTAATTGTCAAACCATCTTTACCAAGCGGGATAAGAGCAGTGTACATCGTTTTATCAGTTGTAACTCGTTTAAGACCTTGAATGTCTCTTGCATACTCAAATCGTTTCGCAGTATTGTTGCCTCGTTCGTCAACTAAATCAAATTTATAATTAATGATTTGACCACCAAAGCTTTCTACGTAAGCATCAATTTCTGCTTTATATTCTGCAATAATTTGTTGTAATCCAGCTTGAGCCGTTATATTGTCTGCAAATTCAATAGTGCGTATTTGTCCAACAAATTCTCTCTTACCGATTGACCATCCTGTCTGTTGTAAAATATATTCAAGCGCCATGTCAGCTCTTATATCAGTCAGTAATTTATTGGAAATAATAGTTGCATTTAAATCATAAATAAATGCATTTTCTGCTGTTGCTTTGATGTATCGTCCTTGCATATTTAACCCGTTTTCAGATTCATAAATACGAAATAATCGTAACTTAGCTTGTTCGTCTTCAAACAAAATATAATTACCTTCGTGAATATGTTCAGCCATTTCATGTTCTGCGGGGATGGTAACAGTGTATGTGTCATCAAAGTTTTCAAGCTTCTCATTTCTCTCATCATCCCAAAAAGGACACGAAAAAGGCATGTCATTAGATAACACGCCTACAGTTGTTCTTTGTCTATTTAGAATTGTTAACATTCTATACCTCTCCTAATATGTCGTCGGTCTGTATTCTATGGACCACTCCGCTCCTTCGCTGAAAGCCACTGGAGTTTGATAGCCACCAAAAAACGAAGGAAATGAACTTCCAATTGCTAAATTTTCCATGAACACTGAACCGTTTTTCATTATGACCCCAGCTTCACAATCAATCATAATCTCATCACCTTTATGGATAATAACCTCTGGATTATTTTTAACATCTGCTTCTGGATTAACTTTTTGTACAACCAAGTCGCAAAAAACAACATCATTGTCTTTGTAAGTTTGATTATTAAAATCTTCTGGAATATCCATTTTGGCCATGTAAATTCCGATGCCTGCTAACTTAGTAGCAAATTTGTTATTTGAGTCTTTCCATTTGTAGGTTCGTTTCCAAGCTTGACTACCTTTATCGTTCAATTTAACTATTTCCGCAATAAACAACTGTCCACGCTTTTCAATAGATAGATTAAAGTACGCATCTGAAAATTCATTATAGTTATTTCCGACTTCATACGTCGTGTTTATTGTTTTCCAAACTTGCTTAGTCTTTGTTTTACCTTTTTCTGTATACTTCACTGTTTGTTGTACTTTTTTTGAATAAACCACTTTCGTATTCTTTTTCTTAACTACTTTCCCCTCAGTTGCAGCAAAAAGGTATCTATCTTTCGTTGTTCTCCCAATCTCTAGTCCCAAATTCATAGCTCTCCCATTTTGGGCATCTTTAATCATAAATTTACCAATGCGTTTGCTATCTTTGTCTAATAAATACAATTCTATTTTTGTTCTAGCGCGTGGGTATTTTTGAGTAATATTTGCCAATCGAGCGGTGACTTTCCAATTGTCTAATTCTGACGTCAACATTCGTTTCATTACAGGACCTCTCCATGATTTGTAAGGCGCGGTTTCTGTTTTTTCACCATAGGAATTTACACGAATGGTGTTTATAGTTTGTTTAAATGAACTTGTTTTCGCAGGCTTACCATTTTCTAGCTCCCAAGTAATATTACTTTGCCCAATACCATCCCACAAAGTCATGTCATTTGCTCTATCGGACAACACGTTCTCATACATTTTCACAGCTGTTTGTCCTGTATCTGGGTCAATATCAGCCCCTAGAAATATATAATCATCATCTGTTGCAAATGATAGACTAGTTAAATCGTCGGTTGCTATCGCATGAATAATTGGACTTGTTGATTGTGAACCTTCTACTTCAATAATCGCTGGGCTTTCGCTCACAGTGATTTCTCTTTGTTCCCCATAAGCTCGTGGATCACTACAAACAAATGTAATAGTTGTTGTATAATTATCTGTTTGCAATTCTGTTAATTCAGCCATCTGTGCGAAATGCCCATAATAAACCCACTCTGGCTCATCATCAAAAATAATTTCGTTTTCAAAACTATTAGTTTGTATGATTAAATTACTTAAATCATGCGCAATTTCCACTCGTTCGGCTTCCGATTTTCCCATAAGGGTAATATTAATGTCAAAGCTTCTAGTACCGACGGAATTCCCAAAAAAGTACCCACCAATTTTGGCAGGTACTTCTTGCATATTCTCAGAGATATTGATTGCATTTCTTTTAATACTATTAACAACTGCTGGAATGTCGTTACTATGAATTCCGGCATACGTAAATCCTATTTTTGCCACGTTGTTCTAACCCCCTGTACTCGGTCTTTACGACTTATACGATTGTTCTGCGTTTTTGTAATTACAGCTTCTACCAACTTCCCAACTTTATCGACATCCAGATACACATCGCTATTTTTTTGAAGTAGTTGCATTAAAATCTGGTTCTGTTGTTGAAGCAGTAATACCATTTCAGAGTTGTCAGGACTATTGACAACAACACTTCCTCCATCGTTTATTCCAATGATTTCTTTTGTTTTTTTGATTAATTGAACTGCTCGATTTTTCCGAGTAAGCGGTATGACTACTTCCGGCTTATTGTTCTCAGCAACTTCTATCATTTCATTTTTGTTTACAAAACCACCATTAGCAAATCGACGATGCCCTCGTGGTCCCCAACCTCGTTTACCATAAGGTAAATCGTTTCTCCACGATGAGTTGTTGAAGAAAGCTAGTAACTGGTCATAACCAGAAAATATATTGTTATGCCCTTTCATTCTATACGCATTGAATGTTTGTGGGATATATTGAAGCAATCCTTTAGCTGGATTACCTGATAGTGTATTAACATCCACAACAGCAGATGACTGAGTAATCTTTTCATTCCCGCCAGATTCACGATGAATTTGTGCAATGATACCTTTTAATTCTCCTCCGGATAAATCAACTTTCATTGCAAGAGCAGCCTTTTTAATTACACTAGACCAAGCAGAAGCACCTTTCCCAGCCGGTCCTGCCACTGGCGCCGTTTCTTTAAAACCAGACAGCATTTTTTCTAGAGGTGAACCGATACTGTTTTTCAAATAGTTCAGCACATCGGAACCTAAATTTCCATCGTTCCCCATTTTCACGCCTGCAGATAAACCACCAAAAAGTTTATTTAAATTTTTGATAGGATGCGCTGCCCAATCGAATGCTTTTTTAGAAAAATCAACTACTTTCCCAGCTACAGCTTTTGTTCCATCCCATGCGTCACTTAAAAAATCATTAATGGATGAATTCCCATTCGCAAAGCCAGGCAATGTTTTACCAAGTCCGCCTTGCATGACTTTTTTCGAATCTGCATGATTCAAAATTTTAGTACCTGGTGCAACATGTGTAATTTCTGCGCCATTTGCACCTAAAATTTGTGCTTGAGCTTGACGCTTATTGTAGGCAATTTCAAAACCTTCTTCACCAGCCATGATTTGTCCAGATGCATTGTTAGAACCTGTATAATCCATTGCAAGTTGACTACCATACGACGTTCTTTTTTTGCTAGATGATTTTGAAGTTTTAGTGTTATTGTTGTAACCTGCTGGTTTCCATGGCTCGATGGTAGGTAAACTAAAGAATTTTAATACTTTATTTATTCCACCTGTGACAGAGTTAATTGCTTTAGCTAAACCTGCTTTGAAGTTATCCCATTTGGACAAAGACTCTCCAGTTTCCCAATCTACTTGTTTCAGGTGACCAGAGGCTTGTTTTTTTGCTTGATCAACAACGCCATTATGCATTTTTTTTGCTTCACTTACTGATTTGTTTTTTTGGCTTTTTGCTTTTTTTACAATATCATCATGTTGCTTTTTCGTAATAGTTCCATTCACATAATATTCTTTGTCAGCAGCAGCAACAACTTCTTTGTATTTTTTATTTGCTTCTTTTACAGCGCCGTCTTTAGAACGTTTTGATTCCTTTACAACTTTAGAAGCTTGTTCTGCGCTCAATTTACCGCTACTGTCCTTTAACTTGCCTAGAATTAATTTTTGTTCTTTTGCTGATTTGGATAACGTACTAACCACTGCTGTTTCTTGTTTTTTAGCAATTGTTTGAATTTGATTGCTATAACTTTGATTACTAGCTTTTCGTTGATTTGCAGCATTACGTTTGATGCTCGTAATTTGCTGTTCCTCTGAAGCGGTTAAAACTCTGCCTTCTTTTGCCGCTTTGTCGTTAATAGCTTTTATATCCGCTTTTTCCTTTTTAGTAATATCTGCATTTTTGGCCGCCATGTCTTTATTTAATTTCTGGATTTTTTCGTTGTTTTTCTTCACTTCATCTAATGACAATTTTTGTATTTTTGCTTGCTTCTCTTTAACCGCTTTTATGTCTGCTTCTGATAACATGCTATTCTTTGACAAAGTATTTAAATTCTTATCAGTACTTTTCTTAGTCTTCTCAAAGGATTTCTCGACTAGTACAACCATCCCATTATAATTTTTGCTAATTTTAGCAGATGTTGATTTAGTGATTACATCCCCAGACATTTCTAAATACTTCAATTCAGAGATTGCGTTTTGAGACATAGTTTTATAAGAATTTACATTTTTTGCTGTATCTTTACTAATACCTTTTCCGGAAATATCCGTTTTCAAAGGATTAGCAAACACATCTTTTATAGCCGCATATCCTGCTTTCGCCATTTTAATTTGATCGTTAATTTGATTAACCGGATTCAATAAAATAGGATGTTCTTTTGCTGAGAATGAAAGTGCCTCCCAAATTAAATCGAATTTAGCTTTATATTCAGGTATTTCCTTCTGTATTTTTTTACCAAACGCCTGCCCAAATTTAGTACCAGCAATACCTCCAACTGCCGCACCTATCGCGGTTCCGATTCCAGGGGCAATTGCTGTTCCGATTGCTGCACCAGCTGCGCCTCCCGCTAAACTTCCACCAGCACTACCAGCTTTATCCCCTGCATTTTTTTTATTAATACCAATAAGTTGTGTTGCAGATAATGCAATTCCTAGCCCAGGTAGTGCCTTTCCAATACCTTTCAAACCAGCCCCAATTTTTCCGAATTTGCTATAACTCGCAATATCACCAGCCATATCAGCCGTAGATAGCGCTTTTGTTCCTTTGCTTCCTTTAAAAAACGAGCCAGCTTTACCTAAGAAACCTTTACCTTTCCCTCCAGCTACCGGCAAAGCGTTTCCAGCAAGTTGCGTAGTCGCTGCATTAGTTCCAGCAGCAACAGAGTTTTCTGCTAACGCTGCTGTTAATTTCTTTACAGGTGAGATAGCAGCCGCTGCCCCTTTTGCAATAAATCCAAATGCTAGTCCAGCAACCGGAATCGCTACCGCAACTACACCTGCTGTAGAGATAACCGTTTTAGTACTATCATTCAATCCATTGAACCAATCTGCTGCTTTTTGAATGTACTTTCCTAGACCACGTAATACCGGAGTCAATGATGTTCCAATGCTGATAGCAAAGGTCTCAATTGCACCAGAAATTTCTTCAATAGTACCTTTCAGATTATCCATTTTCATTTTAGCTACGTCATCAGCAGTTACTTTTCCCATTTCAGTGCGCATTTTCTTTATTCCATCCGCGCCTTCGCGATAAGCAATATTCCCAGCACGAACTGCATCGGAGCCAAACATAGCACCTAGCGCTGCACTACGCTGTTCGGAGTTCAAATCTTTTAGACTACTTTGCAATAGACCAGATATTTCTTCTGCTGATTTTAATTCCCCGTTTGTATCATAAAATGCGGAGTGGACTGCGCCAGTGGCAACGGTCAATTCTTCAAATTCTTTGTTCACTTTAGAAGCACTTGCCTTTGGACCTGCCAAACTTTTAGCTAAATCTTGAATTTGTCCCATTAATTTATCTGTATCATTCGAGAGTGGTTTAACACCATTTTCTTGCAATACTTTCATAGCAGTTTCATTGTCCACAATGCTTAACCCAAGAGCATCAAATTGTTGCCATGCCGCTTTTGTTGTAGGATGCAACCTTTGTAGCATCGTTTTTAGAGAGGTACCTGCATCAGAACCTTTTAAACCATTCTGCGCAAATACTGCTAACATTGTTGATGTATCGTCAAATGAGAGACCAACGCCACTGGCAACAGCAGAAACTTGTTGTAAAGACATCTTCATTTCTTCTACACCTGTGGCAGAAGCATTTGCTGCACCAGCTAGAATGTTTGCCGCATCCGCCACGCTCAAATTATCATCCTTGAACGCATTTAAAACTGTAGCTGCAATTTCTGCCGCTGACGCTAAATCTAACTCGCCAGCTGTTGCTAATGAAAGCGCTCCAGACAATCCGCCATTTATAACATCTTTAACTGAAAGACCTGCCTTTAAAAGTTCTTCTTGTGCCTGTGCGGCTTCTAATGCGGAGTATTTCGTATCCGCACCTTGTTGAATAGCAAGTTCTCTTAAAGCATCTTTATATTCATTTACCTCACCAGGAGACATGACAGATAAAGTGTTCGACATTTGTTGCTCAAAGTCTGCCGCTTTTTTTGTTGCGAAACCTAAACCAAGCGCAACTGGAGCCATGTACAAACTGCCTTTTTTACCGAAAGCGACAAGTTTATCTCCTGTCTCATTTAACTTTTTTTGATACTTGTCTAAATCTTGAGTCACTGCTCCCCACGGTGAGCTTTTAACAGCTTGCTCTCTCTTGAATTTCTTATAAGATTCTGTGGTAGTATCAATCTTCCTTTGCAAATTATTGTAATTTGCAACTTCATTATTTACTGCTTTTTTCCCTGCTGCTAAAGCTTTTGGCATTTGTTGTAATTCTTTGTTAAGTTTGTTGTATGCTTTTTGATTTGAATTGACTTCTTTTTCTGCTTCTTTTAATTCTTTTTCAGTTGCATTACCAGATTTAGAGAGCTGTTCAAAACGTTTTTTTGACTCAGTTAACGTTTTATTAGACTCTTTCAACTCTCCATTTAAAGAAGCATTTCGTTTTTCTAAATCTTTAAAATCGTTTTTAGTTTGAGAAACCATTTTGCTTTGAACAGATAACTTTTTATTAAGACCATCTAGCTCTGTTTCATATCGGGATAAAGTTTTTTCTCCCTTTCCAAATGCCGAAAGATTCGCTTTCATTTCGCTGTTCACAGAGCCGAGGGTCCGCTTCAACCCTTTCATTCCCTCGTCCACTCTAGTAGCATCTAGGTCTAGGTTAATCGACAATCCTTGAAGTTTATTCATTATTTACCCCCTTCCTCAATTGACATCTTGATATTGTGATACAAAGTCAACAAGTGAAACTTTGTTGTTTTCTGATTTTGCTTCTTCTTTTTCGATTATCAGACGACATAACTTCTTATACTCTTGATTATCTGTTTCTCGAATTGTCCAGCCATACTCTTTCATGCAGTAACGCCTAATTGCATCGAGATCGGACAAAAACTCGGTAAGCGTTATTACTTTGCTTCCTCATCTCCACCATCTTCATCCTCGTATTCATCTGGTGAAATCTCCCGAAAGACAGACACCAACGTATCGTTTAATTTCTTCGAAGGAATATTTTTTTTAAGAAAATCTATTGTAATGTTTTCATCATCAAATAATTTCACAATAAATTTTAACTGCATTTCCAAAATTGTCGTTTTCTTTGGATCGTCAGAAGTATTGATGTATTCTCTAATTTTTTCTTGTAGTTTCCAATATTCTTCTAATTCAATTACAGATGTATCTTCTCTCTCATATAGCTCTTTCTTTTTTTCTTTTTTATTAAATATTTCTAGTTTAATCACTATTTTCTCCACCTTTTTTATGATTTTGGTCAACAAAAAAAGAGTAGGTGAAATCCTACTCTTAAAATTTTTATCCTTCTGGTACTACTGGTGTTTCAACAAAACCAGGAAAAGCCATGTTATAAATTTTATCTCGGAATTCTTCGCCCACAGCCATCGCGAAAACGTCCCCAGCATCATTATAAACAAATTCACCAGTCAGACTAGTTGCTTCTGGTTCTTTTGGTTTGTCTTCAGATGTGTTTAATTTAACACCATCTTGTCCATATTTTCCTTTTAGTAAAGCAAAGAATACCGGTTCCCCTCGCAATGTTTCACTTTCCATCACGCAAGATGCATATGGTGGAGCAGTGTTTTTCCCTACAGTTACAATACCATCTGCATTCTTTTGACGGCCTAACAACGCTTGTCCTAATTCAAATGGAAGTTCCATGATACCGATTGTTTGCTTAACATCGCCAGAACCTTTTTTGGAAATGTAGTATGGACCGTTCGAAGCGAAAACTTTAATAGCTTCAGCATCAAGACCAGAAATATCAGCTTCAACCGTACCACCTTTTTTATTCTTACCATTTACTTCTACTTTTTCTGTTACCTTTTCGTCTTTTTCATCATAAATTCCAAAAGTTGCTTTTTCAAATCCGATTGTTGTAATCATTTATTTCACTCCTATTATTTTTTATTGATATAGTTTGTAGGGCAATCCGCTATATTTTCGTGCATCTACAAATCGCCCTGTTTCTGGAAAATATTCATCTAAACCACCAGCGAGTTGTCCAAATCCTATTTGTTTCATTTCTTTTCTAACTTCGTCTTGTATTTTTTTTACTATTAATCTGTCGTTAGATTGCACATCAATTTGTACTAAAAAATCTTCCATCCTGGATTCATTACTGGAAAAATTAGTTGGTATTGGAACATCTAAAGGTATTATTAACAAGAAGGTTTTTGTAGAATCACCTGTGCCTGGAAAATCATAATATTTAATTCTCTCTTCGCAAGTAGTGTGAATGATATCGTTTTTACTTAATGTTGTATATATGACATTCAAAATATCAATCATAGTTTATCACCTATTTTCTTCTGTACAATTGCCCTATAAGCTCTTTCAGATATTCTTAGTGACCTGGCAACACTACCTGTTCCTGCTGGTGTGATTTTTTTACCATTCCTTGTATAACCATATTCGTTGAGATGAATTATTTTGTACCTGTCTTTAGGACCTTTCCAGTCAATCTTTATACTTCTTACCCCTTTGTCATACGAAGGTTTTTCTATATTGATTTCATCAATAGATGCGCCTGTATCTTTAAATTGAACAAATTCACTTTTAAGTGTTTTTGCTACAAGAGTAGCACCTGCAATTAAAGCAGGGTCTACTAATTGCGGCAAGTTTTCTCGTCCAAATAAACTGACTAACTGTCTTTCCAACTCTTCTACTCCAGTAACTTCTACACTCATGTTTGAACCCCCAGAAGTATATTTACAAAGCGATTATTTTGCAAGTCTGGGCTAACATCAATCACATTAAATCTTTTGCCCAAATAACGATAATCTAATATTTCTACATAATGTTTGTTACTAACTGTATACTCACCTTTAGTGTCTCGAATATTAATTGTGACAGCTTCTTTTGTTCCCGTGCCATGTAAAATTTCTAAGTCCTTCATGGATGGTTTATAAACTTCTGCAAAACATTCAAAAAGGGTAATCTTTTCTATTTCACCTGGTTCAGGACCACTTGCCGGCTGATATTCAAAAAAAACAACCGGAGTACGTAAATCCCCGCTCTGAACTTTTTGAGGTTTAAACTGAAACTTCATCAGATTCACCACTTTCAGCTACATAGAGAGAGAAACCTAAGCTAGTTATTTGTGATTGAAAGTTTTCATTGAAGAATTCTATCGAATCATTATACGCGTATCTAGTACGATCAATGACCAATTCTCTTGCCCTAACATGTTCATCTACATTAAACAGCCCGCATTTTTCTTGTAAATCAGCAATAGAAAAAGATAGCAACTCTTTTAAATTGCTATCTTCGCTATTGTGAGAAATATGCATGCGCTCTTTAAATTTTTTAAGAAGGTCATCTGATACTTCCATGCACAGCACCTACTTTTTTTTATCTTTTTTTGGTTCATCCAATCGCTTTAAAAAAGAAGTTCCCAAATTATCAGAGACTTCATCTGCACGTCTTACAGTCAATTCAATTTCTGTTCCTTTTTCATATACTTCTTTGGTATCTTTGTCTTTAAATTTCTTTAATACTTCAAATTTAGCCATTTACAATCACCCTTCCGGAGTTTGTTCCGCTGGCTTGATATTTAATGTCCATACAGCAGAAGCTTTATCGTCTTTCGCTTTACCGTACGCAAATTGTTTTGCAGCGTAAAGATTTAAATCTTCAATAGCAAGTGTTTGATCGTAAGTACCAATATCCAATGGTCCACCAATCAATGCATCATAACGTTCGGCCACATAAGAAATGGCTTTCTTTTCTGGAACAAACAATGATTCGATAATGTTCAAATTGAACGGAAGTGCCGTAACATACACGCCGTTTGCATTTAAGCTTGTGTACTGTTTCTTAACATCCCATGCGTCTGTCGGATTGACTAGCAACGTAACCTTACCTGCAACGTTCAGTGGATGTCCATTTTCTTTCACAGAGTGGTATTTATACACATCTGTCAATTCATTCACAGTTGTTTTTGGATCAGCAAACGTTAGTGTACCAGTAGCTGCTTTTTCAGCATATACGCCATCTACTACCGTACTACCTTTTCCAACTTTACGATTCAAGCCGATGGGTTTGTCATTACCGTCCCCAACAATATACGCACTTTCGAGTGCAACAGCAAACGCTTCTTCAATTTGAGTAACAACAAAACGTTTGACCCATGCTGGACCGAATTTTTCAAGATCCTTAGGAACCACTACAAAAGCAGTCAGTTTGTTTTGAATAGATTCTTCGTCACTGAACGTTGCATCCAATTGACCTTTAATTTCGCCAAAGATTTTACCCCAAACCGCTACCCCGCTAGTTTCTGATTTCAAGAACTTAGTTCGCAAACCAGTTGTACGCATTCCGATGGAAGCTAAGAAAGGATGTTCAGTTGTTAAATCTTCGAAAATTTCATCAACAACTGTTTGCGGAAGCAATGTTTCTTCTTTGTAGCCAACTTCTTTATTAATATCATTAAAGAATTTAATTTCTTCGTTCGTGATATTTTTGTCTGTTCGGCTAGCTGAAATATACTGGTCCGCTTCTTGACGTGCTTCTTTCTTAGCTTGTTCCATAATATCAGCTGCCATCGCGTCTACCATTTCCACATATGCTTTATTTTGAATTTCTTGCGTGTCTTCGTTTTTAACAGCATTAACAAAAGCTGTCCGTTTTTCCTCGTAATTCGCGAGGTTGTTTTTTAATTTGATAGTCATAATTTATTTCCTCCTATTTTTGGGTATTAAAAAAGAAACCGTTTGAAAGGATTTTTATTTTCCTTTCGTGGTTTCTCTTCTTTAGTATTTGTTTGTTCTAATTGGTTTATTACTTTTCCTACAATTGCATCGATATCTAACTGCGGTGGTTTAATATTATTTATGATTTTCTCGATTGCATCCTGTGGTATTACCGGTGAGAGACTGGCAACTAATTGCGGTGCTTTCTCATTAGAAAACATTACTTCGTCGGCAAAACCGGCTTCTACTGCCTGTTGTGCGTTAAACCATGTAGTTTCACCCATTAGATTTAATAATTCATCCATGTTCTTTCCAGTCTTGTCCATATATGCGTTTGCCACAGATACATTGAAGCCTTTCGAAACTTTAGCTTCATGTTCAAGATCTCGATAATCTCCAAACACTCCGGAAGCAACATTGTGCACCATGATCTGGGCTGTAGGACTAATTTCCACTTTATCTCCCGCCATAGCAATGACCGAAGCCGCACTAGCAGCAATGCCTACAACTTGCACATTTACAGTGCCATTATAGCCCTTCAATGTAGTATAAATTTCACTACCAGCATACACATCGCCTCCGCCAGAATTGATAATTACATCAACCGGCTCATTGTTTTCAGGTAAAATGATATCGCGTGGGCTAGTGCTTTCCATATCAAGCATATCGTAAATCCATTTTTGATTGCTCGATATGATTGTTCCTTTGACCTCTAATTTCATCCATTCTCACCTCCTTCATCTGCTGACTGATAGTTTTTAGTAATTAAATATTTATCTAATTCCGGATTATCTACTCGTTCAGCGCCCAATAATTCTCGAACTTCATTACGATTAAATGAACCAGAGGCAACCAACTTATCTACAGCTTCTGCATTTTCTATAATGTCTTTTTTGTGTATGATTTTGATATGTTCACCCGCTAAAAACTCGTTGGAAGTAAATAATTTAGCGTTTAATTCATCTTCTAGCTTTTTAGTGAGAGGATCAATACAATACTCCATATAAGCTTTCATGTTATTACTTAAATCTGCCATATCCCCATGCAGTAGAGCCGAGGGAATACCAAGAATACTTGCCACATAGTCAATCATTTCTTTTCGAAGTTTCTTGATCTCATCGAAATTCTGGCTGCTATTCACACTAGACGTTCCAAATTCCTCATAATTGAAGCCTTCCAATTGAGGAACAATGGCAATTTCATTGTTATTAAATGCAGCATACAGTTTGTCGATGTAAGTCTGTAATTTTTTTTGTTTTTCATCGTCCGCAATGCCTGCCATTTTGAAGTTAACAGCCCCGCGGATTTGGAAGTTACGCATTTGTGCTCGAATCATGCGACCAAATAACTCACCGTAATCCTCAAACATGCCATCAGTAAATGCAGCTAGTCGCTCATTTCCATATTCCAGAAAAATCACATCATCCATACTAAAATTACGATTATACCGATAATCTTTCACCGTAACCCCTTCAAAAACATCCGGATAAAGCGCGAACTCTTTTCTCACATAACTGTCAGCAATTAAAAAATCGTCCGTATCTGAAAGGACGATTAAGCACTCGTTATCATAGATTAATTTATAGATCACTTTTTCCCAGAAAGAACTCGAACTCATATCTGTATTTGGACGAACATTTAATTTATAATACAATCCGTCTCGTACACTGCTTTCTCCACTTTTCAATCTAAAATCAGATTTGGCGATCGTTCGTGCTATATGTTTTACACACGTATTTAAAGCCATTTTCTTCAAATAAACCTTTGTTGTTTTATCTTCTAAAAACTCTAAATCCCACATCCACTCAATTTCTTTGTTCCGTTTAAATATCTCCGAAAGAAATCCCAATATATCACCTCCTAAAACGTAATGGCATTAAGCATATTTAAAACTTCATCTACATCAAGGTCTTCTATTTCATCCGCACGCCAAAGAGCATGGACAAATGCTTGAAATCCATCTGTTTTACGCCTATGCTCGTCTTTTTTCAGGTATTCTTTATTACCATCTGGTTTGATTTTCACTGCAACATTATTTGTATACCAACGCATTAACGGATTATCTCCAAACACAATACGATGATTAGCAAATAGTGTTTCAATTCGCGGAGCGAGCAAACTATGAGCTGCACGTGGATTTCTAATTATCTCCAGTTCAAATCCTTCTGCTTCAAACAGCGGACGCATGAGATCCATTCGGAAATTATCTCCGATTACTTTTTGAATACCGTATGTTTCTCGCATTTCAACAAACCAATTGACCACATGACGAGGGTCGATTGTAGGTTCATCTACAATGGTCAATAATCCCTGTTTTTCCCATTCTTTAATGGGCGGTTTAAGGTTTGCGATATCCAAATATCCTTTTCTAGCAAAGGAATGTGTTTTCCAAATATAATCGTCGCCTACACGAAACAGCAATCCAACAGCCGCAAAGTCCTTAACGCTTGCATAGTCAAACGCACCAATACAAGCTCGGTTTTGGAGTTCTGGCATTTCTCGGTTAGTTGCGAGAATATCTTCCCACGGTGCTACTACCTTTTCCAAGTCTACTTCTGGAAGGTTCATTCGTTTAGTCATGAATGCTTCTCTGCCGCTTGGATTATTCGTTAATGCTTCATATTGTTTTCTAACTTTATTTAGTAAGCGTTTAGAACGAGGACTTAATGGCTTTTCAAAAGCAGGATTTGCTTTTTCCCACATAGCTTCATTCTTAACTTCCTCTGGATCATCTAGCTTACAAATAAAAGGAAACATGCGATCGTTAAGATTTTCTCCGCTTAGAATTGCTTTGCTACGTTCTTCCAACTTGTCATAAAATCCCGCTCTTACAAATCCATTAGTGCCAATAAAAAATTCTCTGGGATTTGCGACTTTGCCAAGTCCTCCAGAGAATACATCAATTATTTGTCTATCTTCATATTCATGTGTTTCATCATAAATAACACAGCCTTCACGACCACCATCTTTAGTTTTTGCATTTGACGTTTGAAATTTAAAAACACTGTTGGTTCCTTTGCCAATAATCTGTGCTTTCCACGCGTCAAAGCTGCCTTCCAATTTAGGATTTCCGTCTATTGTATTAAATACTTCTTTAAAACTAACTTTCGCTTGGTCTTCAGAATTCGCTACTACCGAAACATCGTAATTGTTAATCCCATGTAGCGGGCTTATAAAATAATTTGATAATGTACTTATAAACCCGTTCTTACCGCCACCGCGACCAAGGGTTACAAAGAACTCTTCATAAAAAAGTTCATTGTCTTCTTTAAAATATAAAAAAACAAATGGTGCAATAAACTTTTCCCAGTTATCCAAAGGAAAGTACCATTTTTCACTAAAAGCAATATAATTTTCTATTTGTGTCTCATCAAAATATATATCATCTCTACTAAGAACATGTTCTTGCAAGTAATTTATTAGATCGATTCGTTCTTTATTGAGTAGTATTTTTCCACTTTCATACGACTGTATATAGTTATCAACGTGTTTATTTGATATCATATCAAGTCACTACCATCTTGTTTATCATTTTCACCTTTAAATATAAAAGAACGTTCAATAGATAATAATGAAGTGTTGATTCGATTTTTTTCTTGTATTGCTGGATTAGTTTTCGTGAATTTTTGCGAGCCGTTTTCAGTGACAACAACAGCACCATCCACTTCAATGCTTTTGTCTAACTCGTAATATATACGTATTAAATTAATATAACGATTAACTTTTTCGAGTTCTTTCTGACTAGTAGTATCAATATTTGATAACAATTCTTTTTCCAATTTCTTTATGTTATATTCCACTTTCAACCCTCCCTCCTTCATGAGACTTTTTAATATTTCTGCGGAGAAGACCCCCACACCGTTCCCCAGAGCCAAATTAAAGAGCAAACCTTTGACCCGGGGGTGTCACCATCGTTCATCGTTCACCCATTTATTTATCTTCCTTCTAAATTGAAAGCGATTATGTTTTTTGTTATGGCACTTTACACACAGAGTAGTGAGATTATCTATATCAAGCGCAAGTTCAGGATGATGTTCTAAATCCTTAATATGGTCTACATCGAGTCTTTTATGCTTGTTTGGGTCATGATAATCAGTAAACACCTTGCCTTGCCTCTTACACTCTTGACATTCATAGTTATCACGCTTTAATACTTCTTTACGTATGCTTACCCATGCCTTTGACTTGTAGAATGTATGACGTTCTGCTTGTGTTAGCATCAATCCACCCCTATATAAAAAGCCCAACACGAATGTGCTGGACTTCATTGTTCTATGTATCCGTGGTTATAAAACCACTTAAACTTCTACGGTATCACTCGTCAGTGATAGGTTTTTATCTTGCACTACTCACCGTGTTGTTTTGCCTTTGGCTTTCACAAGGGTGGAGATTATAAAGCCTTAACATCAGAACGTATCTGCTATTAAATAGAGATAAGGCATTGTCATTAATATACTCGGCAAGGATTTGCACCTTGCATAATTACATCAGCATTTGTCTATTCTTCATCTTCCTCCTGCTCCCAATTTTCCCGATCCCAATCGGTTATAATTATTTGTTGAACACTATAAGGATTATCTTTGGTCATATCATAAGATATTCTCAACTTACAATAATATGGTTTAACATCTAAAAACATTTCTTTCCACTTTTCTTCGGCTCGCAAATCTCCTTCAACTTGAAAAGAGTATGATTCTCCAGCTTCTATACGCTTATCAGCACACTCTGTTATTTCAATATTGCCAGTTTGATTCCTATAGTTGCCACTAACAATCTTACCCAAAATACTAATAGGTTCTTCAGTGATCATAGTGTTACTTGAAAAGAGTTCTCTCTCTGTATGGGTGATTGTTATTTCCTCATCACTACTAATACTAATTGATTTGACGCTTTCTCCATCTATAGAATCACTCATTTTTTTAATAGGTGCCGCTAAAGTTTTTGCTAATTCAGGAATGCCTTCTGGTGCATTTACGATGATAATATTTGTAACAGTGTTATCAGCGTTATTTACCACCGCCACTGCGCCAGAAGCTGGCGTTTGATTAATTTCCATCTTCTTCCCCTCCTTATCAGCGGTAGCTTTAATTTTCAAAAAATCATACACATGTTTAATTGATTTCATGATAACTGGCCCATGATCAATAGCAATGGGCACCAAAGGAATCAGAGTGGATGTGTATATCACACTCAGTACTGTTAAAAAAGAACCTTCTTTTACTTCATTTATTTTTATAGTAAGTTGCTCTCTATCTTCCTTGGTAAACCTTTTTTTGTTATTAAAATGTAAGTATGTTTTGTTTACCAAATTTTCAAACGAAGTTAAAGATTCTAAAACTTTATCCAGACTATAACCAGTTTCTTTAACCATGTCATCTCCAGTAATTTTAAAAGTAATAGATTCACTAGTTAAATCTTCAGGAGTATTTGCCATCTTCATCTTCCACCCTTTTTTTACTTTAAATATACATGTATGTCAATTAAATTACAAGTCCCATTCAAGACATAAAAAACCACCCATGACTAGCACAGATGGTAAAAGGGTTTTAAAGAAGTGAATCAACTCATGACAGTTGTGTTTGGAATTCCATTCACTTCTCTACCCTATAATATTAACATGAAAAAACATGTCAAACGGGTCATAAACGGGTCAACTTTTTTAATAACCTAATCGCGCGGCAATTTTATAAATAATCTCTTTCCGTTTTCTTTTAGCTGTGCTTTCACTAATATTCAACTTACATGCAATCCATAACCATGTTGGTCTACTCCTATCCCAGTATCTAAAATGAATCAGTTGCTTATCTTCATCAGACAAAGTGCTCAATACCGTATCAATTGCTCTGACAATATCAGACATTCTTTGTATTTCTTTATCGACTTGTAATAGCATAACACGTTGTTCTACTTCATTTGATATCTGACCAGAAGAACCACCACCTTGGTTCTCATCTTTGAATTCTTGATGTATAGATCCCATGACGATGTTTGCACGTTTTTCTAGTATTTCTTTTTTTGTAGAATGATAGTAACGAAGTTCATCTTCAATTAATTTATAATGCGCTTGTCGTAATCGTTTTGACATTCAACCACTCTCCTAATAAAATTCTATCTCACACGTTATGCCTAATGTTTGTTCAATTAGTTTTTTCAGTTCTTCCTTGTTGACATGCGCCGTGTAATACTCTTCATTTTGATTTCCAAATATCGTTGTGAAGTTAGTAAACTTTTTTAGAAATTCCTTAGCATCTTTTTCGTATTTATCATTTTCAAACATTTTTAACCTTTCATATTTATCTAAACTGATATTTACATATTCCTCCATTGTCAACCAGCCCCATTTTTTTATATTTTAGCAATACTTGTAAAGGCGAAGAGTCACTTGTCATTTACGACTCCCATTCATAT